TAACGAATATATTGAAATAGATATGGATCAAACTGTTATAGATGCTCTGAGGAAGATTTAATGGGTATAATAAAAAGAGCCGGCGATTTAGTTTATACATTCAGGTTTTTAAGACTTCTTACTACAAGTTTTAAAGATACCGAAGCATTTAAAGCTGGCATTATAGACGATAAGGGAAAACGATTGAAATCATTTGATATGAATGATATAGAAAATCGTGACAAATATCGTGAATATTATACACCATTCCATAGACTAATTTTTAATATAAAAAAGATTATGGCAAAAGCACCGGGTGGTGATTCTAAGTTTGCTAGTTATGCGGCCGCTTTATTTTTATTAAAAGAAGAATTTGGCGTAACAGAAAAGAAAATTAAATCTGCTATGCTAAACGCAAATATAGATATAACTGATATTATGACAGAAGGCTCTCAATGGTTTTTACTTGATGATAGCAGATTATCGCCAGGCAGATATAAAGTAAAACATGAGAAAGTTATATCAGATACTTTAGATGAGTACGTAAGACCGAAGGATTGGGTCGTAGTTGGACCAGAAGCTTATCCTGTCGGAAATATATTTGGATTGAATATATACGAAGCTACTCATAAAGGTACAAATAAAAAAGTACATATAACCGTAGACGAGTTGATGACATGACACCAAGCTGGAAAAAAGCCGGACCAAATGGTAAGATACAAGCTACTATTGGTGGTAAGAAGTATCAAAAAGAAGAAGCACCTGCAACATCAATTGGAAATGCTTCTGTTTCTCTTCCACCTGATGCTATGTTTAAACCTAAAATCGCTGTAGATCGTCGGCGCAGAAAAGATAAAACTCCGGTACTTCTGAAAAGATTTAGAAGGCATATGGAAGATAATGGCTAAGTTATATTTAATCATAATCGTAATGGGACTTTTAAGTGGAGTCGGATACGGCGGATATAATTATTATCTGTGGTCAGAAGCCACTATAGGTACATTACGAGAAAATAATGTAAAACTGAAAACAGCTGCAGAAACATTACAGGCTACTGTAGAAAAAATGGCAGCTGATCAAAAAAAGAATGAACAACTAAATAAAGATTTAACTAAAAGATTGCAACAATCTCAGGAACATCTAGATAAATTGAGAGGTGTTTTTGCAAAAATCGATTTGACTATGGAGGCATTAACAAATGCACAAGGACTTGAAGACAGAGTTAATAACGCCGTTAACAAACTTATTGGACGGATCGAAAACGAAACTACTCCTCCTTCTGATAAGCCCGATGCTACTAGCGGGGTGTCTGGGGAGCAGAGCTCCGGAACCGGAAGTAGTAGTAACGACTGAATATCAAGAACAAAATATTCCAATACAAGAAAGACCGAAGAAAGTTGAATTTCCTCCGGTTGATTGGTTTGTAATTACTGAAGAAAACCTTGACGCTAAGTTAGAAGAAATTAATACTAAAACTGGCAACGTAGTACTCTTTACTATTACTCCAAAGGGTTATGAAAATCTAGCAATTGGTATTGCTGATCTTCGACGTTATGTAAAAGATCAACAGGCTATCATTGCTTATTATGAAGAAGCTTTGACAGACGATCCTGTAGATGACCTACTACCGCCTACTCAAAAGCCCTAATTTATTATACACACTTTTCCGGAAATGTACATATGCTAAATGAACTTTCTGACTATTTTTTTAGTCAAAAGATTTATAATACTTTTGCGTGCGATTTGAATGGTTCTATAGAAGAAGATAACCTAACTGATTTTAGCAAACCAATTACTCATTCACCATATTTACACTCATATAATCTGGTGAGACTAAATGACCTATTTATCTATGATTGGGTACAACATATAAAGAATATGACTAATTGTAGCAGTTGTCAATTACAAATATACTATCCGCCTTCTGGCTTTTTAGGATGGCATACCAATGATGACGCTAAAGGTTATAATGTATTACTTACGTATAGTAAATCAGATAAAAGTTATCTAGAAACACACAATAATAAAATTTATGATAAGATAGGTTGGTCTGCCAAAACAAACCATTTTCATGGTACTTCAAACTGGCACCGAGTCGTTGCGGCTGATCATAGAATTAGCTTCGCCTTCCTTTATGACACCGAAGAAAAAAGTGAAAAAGCTTTAAAAAAACTTCAAATTAAGGGTGTTATAAATTGGGATAATGATATATAATAGAACCAACTAAACAATCACACAAACTAAAAAACGAGTCTCTAAATAATTTGATTTAGAGCTAACTCTTTTTGTATGCATACGGAGTAATACATGCTATTCGAAGAACAAATCTCACGTAAACCCGATTTATATCCATGGACTAAACAGTTCGTCGATGCTATTTGGCAAGGCTTCTGGACACCTGATGAATTTAATTTTAGATCAGATTATTCACAATTTAAAACAGATTTAACAGAAGAGGAACAAGAAGTAGTTGTCCGTGCACTATCGGCCATTGGTCAAATTGAGGTTGCAGTGAAAACGTTCTGGGCAAATATCGGCGATAAGATGCCACATCCATCTATTCGTGATCTTGGATATGCTATGGCTAATTCAGAAGTCATTCATAACTTAGCATACGAAAAGTTATTGGACGTACTTCATTTGAGTGATGTATTCGAAAAAAATCTTGAAGAGAAAGTAATTAAAGGCCGTGTAGATTATCTGCGTAAATATCTTCAAAGAGAATATAAAGATGAGAAGAAGCAATACATCTATTCGATTATTCTTTTTACGCTTTTTGTAGAGAACGTAAGTCTATTTAGTCAGTTCTATATTATTATGCATTTCAATCGCAACAAGGCCGTACTCAAAGATTGTGCTCAGCAAGTGCAGTATACACGTAACGAAGAAATGTTACATGCACAAGTTGGTATCAAGCTTATTAACACAATGCGTGAAGAGTATCCAGAATTCTTTGACGAAGAAATGGAAGCTCGTATTCGTGAAGAATGTGTAGACTCATTAAAAGCTGAAAGTGCCGTGATTGATTGGATTATGGGTGAATATTCTGTTGAAGGATTAGATGCTAATATTCTTAAATCATTTATTGCTAAACGTATGAGAGATTCACTTGATCAAATTGGATTTGACTCAACTGAAATCTATTATAACCAGCATCATATCGATCAGACTTATTGGTTTGACGAAGAATTACTTGGTGCTAATATGACAGACTTCTTCCAAAAGCGTCCAGTTGAATACGCAAAAGGAAAAGGTATTACTGCAGACGATTTGTTTTAAGGAGAGATAGCATGATTGATACAACAGGAAATTGGTGGTGGGCAAATGAAGATTCACGTTTATTTTTAAGCCGTGGTTATATTGACGGTAATATGACTCTCGAAGAAAGAGTACGTGAAATAGCAAAGTCTGCAGAAACGATTCTTGATATCGAAGGATTTTCAGATAAGTTCTATCATTACATGAGTCGTGGATATTACTCGCTATCATCTCCGGTGTGGTCAAACTTTGGTACGAAAAAAGGTTTGCCCATTTCTTGTAATGGTGTATTCATCGAAGATTCTATTGATTCTATTCTCACTAAGGTTGGTGAAGTAGGAATGCAAACTAAAATGGGAGCGGGCACCTCCGCGTACCTGGGTGACCTGCGCCCGCGGGGATCAGAAATTAAATCTGGCGGTTCAGCTGATGGTCCTGTCCATTATGCTAATATGTTTGAAACCACTGTTGATATCATTTCACAAGGTAATGTACGTCGGGGATCAATGGCAGTTTATCTTGATATCGAATCAGAAGATATTATGGAATTCTTAGAATGCCGAGAAGAAGGATCTTCTATTCATAATCTATCTCTTGGTGTTTGTGTATCAGATAAGTTTATGACAGAGATGATTGAAGGAGATACAGCTAAAAGAGAAGTATGGGCCCGAGTTTTGCGCAAGCGGCGCGAGTCTGGATATCCATACATATTTTTCTCGGATACTGTAAACAACAACGCTCCACGCGCTCTACGTGAGACGGGACGCCGCATCTGGGCATCAAATCTGTGTTCAGAAATAGCTCTGCCTTCGTCTATTGATGAGTCATTTGTATGTAATTTGGCATCGATGAATGCACTTACTTTTGAAGAATGGCAACACACAGATGCCGTAGAAACCATGATTTATTTCTTAGATGCAGTGATGGAAGAATACATCGATAAAACTGCTAATATTAAATTTATGGAATCATCTCATAACTTTGCTAAAACATGGAGAGCTCTTGGTCTTGGTATTCTTGGCTGGCATTCGTATCTGCAATCTAAAATGATTCCGTTCGAAGGTTTAATGGCCCAGATGGAATGCATTAAGATTTCTAAATTTGTTGATGATAAATCATTAGTAGCCACAAAAGAACTTGCAGAAGAATATGGCGAACCAGTAGGAATGCTAGGATTCGGTGAACGTAATCTGACACGTTGTGCTATTGCACCGACTACATCGTCATCGTTTATTCTTGGTCAAGTGTCTCCATCTATCGAACCACTTGCTTCGAACTATTTTACAAAGGATTTAGCAAAAGGTAAATTCACATATAAGAACCCATTCTTAAAGCAATTGTTAGCAGATAAAAATAAAGATGACTTCGAAACGTGGGAGACTATTCTTATTCGTGGTGGTTCTGTACAACACTTAGAATTTTTGTCTGATGAAGAAAAATCAGTATTCAAAACGTTCAGTGAAATCACGCCATTGTCTATTGTCCAACAAGCAGCTACAAGGCAGAAATATATAGATCAAGCTCAATCTCTTAATCTTATGATTCATCCTGAAGTTTCTACAAAGGACGTGAATGCATTACTCATCGAAGGTTGGCGTTTGGGTGTCAAGACATTTTATTATCAGCGATCAGCAAATCCAGCACAAGAACTGGTTAGAGATATTATGTCGTGTGCTTCGTGTGAAGCATGATATATAGACTATATTGAGGAGTAATATTATATGGTAAAAGCAGTCGATCCAGTAACAGAATTGCATGATTATGAATTTAGTTATTATGCAGAATGTGATAATTGCGGCACTATACAACTATTAATAATTGACGACCCTGATGAAAGAGGCCAAACGCCGGATTATTGTTCAGGCTGTGGTGAAAATGTTCATTGGGAACATACTTTACATTTTGAAGAAGCTTTAGATGAATTCTTATGGCTAAGAGATGAAAAATAAATGTGGTATTATAAAAATCAGGAGTTCGATGAGACTCCTGAAGAATACCAAGGTTTTGTTTATGTAATTACCGAAAAAGATACAGGTATGAAATATATCGGTAAAAAGTTTTTCTGGAAACCAAAAATACTACCAAAAAATTCAAAAAGAAAACGCCGTGTCAGAACACGAACAGAATCTGACTGGCGTAAATATTTTGGTTCAAGCAAAGAGGTTAAACTTCTAGTCGAAGAAAAGGGTGAAGATAATTATCACCGTGAAATATTAAAACTGTGCAAGACTAAGGGCCAATGCTCTTATTACGAAATGAAATATCAATTTATGTATGATGTACTACTAAAACCAAAAGAATACTACAATGCTTTTATTGGAGGAAAAATTCATAGAAAGCACATTTTAAGTGTACATTCAGATGATGATGTGTTAGAATAGACTTATACATCAGGAGATTATTATGATTCTTATTGACTACAGCGCCATTGCAATCAGCAATATCGTAACTCAAAAACTAGATATACAAGAGGACATGGTTCGCCACATGATTCTTAATTCTATTCGTATGTATCGTTCTAAGTTTAAAGAAAAATACGGTGAAGTCGTTATCGCAGGTGATGCGGGTAACAACTGGCGCTATGGTGCATTTCCACAGTATAAAGCTGCTCGTAAAAAGAATCGCAAAGATTCGAAACTAGATTGGCAAGAAATCTTTCGAATTATTAATCTAGTATGGGGTGAACTCGGTGAAAACTTTCCGTACAAGACTATCAAAGTTGATGGCTGTGAAGCCGATGACATCATTGGTGTTCTTGCACAAAATACACAAGAATTTGGTAAGCATGAAGAAGTAATGATTATTTCTGCAGATAAAGATTTTGCTCAACTGCAGAAGTATAAAAACATTGCACAGTTTTCTCCTATGACAAAGAAGTTCATTAAAGAAGAGCATCCACGTAAACAGCTATTAGAACTTATACTAAAAGGCGATACATCTGACGGTGTGCCTAACGTATTAAGCGGTGACAATGTTTTTGTAGATGGATCTCGACAGACACCGCTACGTAAACCTATTATCGAAGCACTCATGCAAGATCCCACTTCTCAAGGTCAAGAAGTACTACGTAATATACAACGTAACAGAAAACTTATCGATCTTGAGTCAACTCCTGAAGTGCTAAAAGAAAATATTATACATAGTTATGATAAGCAAGATAGATGGTCAAACAAAAGCAAAGTATTTCCATTTTTAGTTGAAAAACGTTGCCGGCGCTTGATCGATGATATAAAGGATTTTATATAATGGTGAATAAAGTATCATTAAATATATTTGAAATAATTAATAAAGTAAAAAGCTCTAAATCTAAAAAAGATAAAATTGCGACATTACAGCAAAATAATTGTCCGGCATTGGGCGATGTATTAAGATGCTTTTTTGATGATATGGTAAACTTTTCTCTTCCTCCTGGTCTACCTCCGTATGAACCGGCTAAAGAGGAAAGTGTACCTTCTAATTTGCACAAACAAATACAAAAAATTAAGTTTTTCGTAAAGGGGCTTGAGGGTGATAAGCTCCCTAGCATTCGTCGCGAGCGAATGTTTATTGATATGCTCGAAGCGATTCACCCAGCTGACGCCGAACTTGTACTAAAAATGAAAGATAAAGAAACCCTTGGTGGCGGTATTACTAAAAAATTAGTTCAGGAGGCGTTTCCTAAGTTAATTGTTAAGTAAAGGAAGAATTGCATGACTGCTCAGTTTGAGAGACTAAGACAAGATGTGAGTGAACTAGAAATCTATATTGAAAAATTAAGATCGAAGGAAAAACAAGATAATAGCTTAATAGGCAAACTTATGAAGAAGAAACAATTTTTAATCAAACATATAACTGAGAAACAAGTTTTAATGCAATAGGAGGTTTTGATCAGCCCTTTTTTAGGGCTGGTCATCACATAAATTTATGCCAACATATACTTTAAAAGATACGACTACGAATCATCAGTGGGATACTATGTGCACGTGGGATGAATTGCAAATGACGTTAGATGAAATGCCCGAATTAGTACAAGTCATGTCTGCTCCTAAAATTGTAGGAGGTGTGGGTAATTTACATAGTAAAGTGCCAGACGGATTTAAAGATGTTTTAAGTAGAGTAAAAACAAGTTCATCGAAAAATAATACCATAAACAACTAATGAAAAAAAATAATTCTATGACGGTTAGAATTGATGATTTGCTCGAGTATAATCCTATTACTACAAATCAACAATTGGCCTTTGATGCGTGGGACGAAGAAAATAATCTCGTCCTTGCGGGTTCGGCAGGTACTGGCAAAACTTTTATAGCACTGTTTATGGCACTCGAAGAAATGCTCGAGCCAGACTCTGATTACAGAAGGATTATAATAATAAGATCTGCAGTACCAACTCGTGACATCGGGTTTTTGCCAGGTTCTGCAGAAGAAAAAAAAGAAATGTACATGATTCCTTATAAGAATATATGTTCAGAACTTTTTAACGATAAAGGATCTTGGGGAAAACTTATATCTTCTCAGCAAGTAATGTTCGAGTCGACCTCTTATATACGAGGTTCAACTTTTGACGATTCCATTATTATTGTTGATGAAATGCAAAACCTTAATTTTCATGAGCTTGACTCTGTTATAACGAGAGTCGGCCGAAATTCTAAAATAATATTTTGTGGTGATTACAGACAAACTGATTTTAGATTTAATGATGAAAAAGAAGGAATATTTAAGTTTATGAGAATAATAGAACAACTTAAAAACTTTTCTATTATTCAGTTTGGATGGGATGATATTGTAAGATCAGGACTCGTAAGAGATTATATCATGACAAAAGAAATGCTGGAGGTAGACTAATGATAGAAATTTACGGAACTGCTAATTGCGTATATTGTGAACGAGCTAGAGTATTATGTGATGATAATAACTTAGAATACGTATATAAGGCTCTTGATGATAAAGAGAATGGTTTGACTTTCATGGAAGAATTTACACAGAAAGTTCCGGGCGCTAAAACCGTACCACAAATATTTTGGCACGGCAAATACATTGGCGGCCATAATGATTTTGCAATTGAAATTGAAAACACTAGAGAATTCGGCCAAGGAGGTTTTTAATGGCTAAGTATAGTCGCTTTGATTCTAGAAATAAGAAAATAGGCAGGCATAAATCTCATTCACTTGAGAAAGATTTTAAAATAAAACGTGCAGAAACTGAAAATAGACGTGTACATTCCTTTTCAGATGTAGTAGAATATGACTATAATGAAGGAGAATATTATGATAGACAACTTAAACAAGGTAATCCTCACAGATTGTGACGGAGTCCTAATGAATTGGGAGTATGCATTCAATACGTGGATGCAAGCTCATGGCTATGAAATGCTAGCTAGTGGCCCAGGTCATTATGATATGGGCGATCGTTATGGATTAACTAATAATAAAAAGAAAGAGTTAGTTAAGTTTTTTAACGAATCAGCTGCTATTGGATTTCTTCCTCCTTTACGTGATGCTATGTATTATGTTGACTTATTACATCGTAAGCATGGCTATGTCTTTCATATGATTACCTCTCTATCGCTTGATCACAATGCTCAAGCTCTTCGTATTCAAAATACTAAAAAGCTATTCGGTGAAACAGCATTTGAAAAGTTTATCTTTTGTGATACTGGTGCCGATAAAGATGAAGTACTAGAACCTTACAGAGACTCTGGTCTTCTGTGGCTAGAAGACAAAGTTGAAAATGCTGAACTCGGCGATAGACTCGGTTTAGAAAGTGTTTTAATAGAACATGGTCATAATATGGCTAATGATAAGTTTCCACTCATGAAAACATGGAAAAATTTATATGAGTACATTACATAAGTCCACACCCATTAAAGTAGAATTTCAAGTCTTAGAGGGAACTTTAGGACTTGATGACTCGTATCTAAGAAGAAGTGAAACTTTTATAAGACAAGAAGGTGATAAAGTTAATCGTACTAGCAATTTAAAATGTAATATGACTGATTGGCAGTTTATCATGGAACACTTCTGGTTTAAACATTTTTTAGATAAATTAGATATTATTACCAAACAAACGTTTAATCTTCCACTTGTTTTAGAATCTGCGTGGGGTGCAACATATGCTGAAAATGATTACGCTGCTATTCACGATCATGCAAGAGCTTTATGGTCCTTTGTTTATTTTGTAAAAGCAGAAAAAGGCTCACCACCAC